TGAAAAGCAGATTGAGGAATACTTAGTCAAGAAGTATAACAACAAGGGCCTTCCAAACCCCGAAGAAGATGCCCGAGATGCTATGGAACAACTTCAGTTTGGTCAGAGAGACATCGAACATGGTATCGAACGCATGGCGATGAAAAAAGGCTGGGTTCGTTTTATCAGTGGTTCGTATGGTGAGATTTGCAGTCTCGACAAACTCAACGATAGACAACTGGGTGTGATTCTCAATATCATGGAGGATGAAGGTATCATCGGGGATGCTTCTGGCTTCTATACCAAAGAGGTGAATCTCGAATATTACATGGCAAGGGATGAGGAACGATACCCAGAGATTGTCAATGTCAAGTATTACGGAACACTTGAAAACTCTGAAATCAAGAATCTAATCAAAGGAAAACCACGCGGAGCAAAGCAGACTGAGATCGGTCGAACAATGGCGATGTTCCGTGGTGAGTCTATCGAAGTTCCTCACAAGAAGAGAAACTGGACTAAACTTCCGATCAAACAACTTGGTAAAAACAACGATTTGACTCAAGACGTTTTCGATATGATCGACAAGTCATACGGCCCTATCGGTGGATATCCCGACTTCAAGAAACCCTCTGATCTACCATCAGACTCGACTGACTGGATTGGTGTGGATACTGATAAGGAACCAGACTTCGACGCAGTTCGATTCTCCAAGCCTGGGCCTGGTGGTCAGAAAATGACTGGAAGTGCCACTGATGGATCCGAGGCGGCGAAGAAGATGATGGTCAACAAGACTGCGAAGATGCTTGACACAAAGGGTAACTACGCAGAAATGAGTGGTGCTATCGCCCACATCATGATCACGCGAAAAGGAGTTCCTTATGTCGCGGATGAGGAATCCGCCCGAAGACTTCTGCCCGGTAAAGATATCGAATGGGTTGGTAAGCACCCAGAGGGTAAATATCCTGGCTACGAGGGTTGGTACTACCGTATTCTAGGTGGAAAGAAACGAATCAAGATTATTCTTGGTAGACCAAATGGAGCAGTTGTTCAAAATCCTACTTGACAACACTTGAAGTAGTGTTAGGCTTTACATCATGAATGAACGACAACCTACAATCTATGTCGCAGGCCCAATGCGGGGATTTGAGAATTACAACTACCCTGCGTTTGATCGTTGCGCCCGTGTTCTTCGTGATCAAGGCTGGAACGTAATCAATCCTGCTGAACTTGACCGAGACCAAGGTAAACCAATTTCATCTGCATACGACTTCGATCCTGATAACTGCTATGAGGATCATGAGTTTATGCGTTCTGCTCTTCGACGAGATATGGTTGCAATCTGTGAAGAATGCACCGCTATCTACATGATGAGTGGATGGGAAAAGAGCAAGGGTGCTAATGCAGAACTCGCTCTTGCCCGTGCTTTGGGTATCAAGATCTTTTACGAGGCTCCGCTTCCAAAATGAACATCTTCGTTGTCGATGAACACCCCGTTCGTGCCGCAAATCAAATGATCGACAAGCATGTTGTGAAAATGATTCTCGAAAGTGGACAGATGCTTTCTACTGCTCATCGAGTTCTTGATGGTGACGAATGGACAGACTACTCGAAGAATGGTCGGCGAATCAAACGCTGGCGACTCTCAGACGAACGAGAAGACCGCCTGTGGAAAGCATCATTCGTAAACCATCCATGCACTCGTTGGGTCATGGAGAGTCTATCAAACTATCGATGGTTGTCTGTGCATGGTCTCGCCCTCGCCCGCGAGTACACGCGAAGGTACGGCCGCACGCACGCGAGCGAGTCATTGATGGAGTATCTTCTTACTAAGTCACCAATCAACATTACTGACAAGGGACTTACTAAGTTTGCACAAGCAATGCCCGAACAGTACAAAAACGAAAGTGCCGTGTCTGCGTATCGTGCGTACTACATGGGCGAAAAGCATCGTTTTGCAAAGTGGACAAAAGCACCTATCCCTGAATGGTGGAACGTATGAACATACTTGTTACCGGAGGAGCCGGATATATCGGTTCGCATGTTGTTTACGATCTACTCAATGGTGGACACAATGTCTTCGTGATTGATCGCAACAAAAAGGCTTGTGAGCATCTTAGGAAGAAGTTGTCCCGAAGAAGAAAACTCAAAGTCTATTGTGGCGACATCGAGGATAATATCTTCACCGAGAATCTACTGAGCAATCAAAACATCGATGCGGTAATTCATCTCGCGGCGTTGATCTCAGTTCGAGAGTCTGTTGAAAATCCAGTTGAGTACTTCTATAACAACACATCAAAGACTATCAAACTCCTTAGTCTGGTTGAGAAGTACAAGGTTCCTAGATTCATCTTTTCGAGTACTGCTGCCGTCTACGGTAATGTCAAACCAGATGAAATGCCAATCACAGAAAACTCAAACGTAAAGCCTGCAAACCCATACGGTATGAGTAAATTGCTCGTTGAACATGTGCTTGAAAAAATGGCTGAGGTCAACGATGACTTTTCATATGTTGCATTTCGTTACTTCAACGTAGCGGGCAATGATGTTGATAGCAGAGTGTCTGACTACAGGTGGAGAGAGAAAGAAAATCTTGTTCCTTGTATTCTGAAATATGCAATCGGTGAAACTGATGAAATCAAGATCTTTGGAACTGAGTACGACACTGTGGATGGAACTTGTATTCGAGACTACATTCATGTATCAGACATTGCTAGTGCCCACTCAATCGCACTAGAAAAAGGAAGTGGGATATACAACCTAGGCACAGGTACAGGAAACAGTGTCATGGAAGTCATTGGTGCAATGAACTCGGTGACTGGTGGGTTGGTGAAGGATGTAGTGATCGCACCTGCCAGAAAAGGTGATGTGCCTTTCCTTGTTGCCTCGGCAACAAAATGGCAGGCTGAAACTGACTGGACTCCTATCTACGATATCGATGAGATTGCACTATCCGCATGGAAGAGTGTAAAAAATAGTTGACACATTAGAAAACTGTATTAGGATAATACCGTGAACTACCAAAAGAAATTGTACGGTGAAGAACCATCGTGGGATCAGTTTGAGGGAAACGATGATGATCTTCAATCAAAGATTATTCGCTCAGTAAATTGGTATCGAAACACAGGGTCATCTAAGAGTTACAAGAAGTGGACTCTTGATTGGATGAAGTCCTCTGATAGTCACTGGACAAAGGAAGAGGTAGAACTGGCCAGAGGTTCTGACAAAAAGAACTTCAACCGAATAGGTCATTACTGCCGGCTTTTGTCTAGAGGTTGCCCGCCTGAGGTCAATGTTCTAAAGACCATCAGATCAGAGATCGAGCAAATCATTGCTACCACGAAGCAAAAGAAAAATGATAGTCCACCCACACCTCGACTTTCTCCTGCGGATCGTTTGAAGGAGTCGGTGAATAGACTTAGTTGTGACATCAATGTTATCATGGATTCTCTACACCAATCTGTTATGAATGGGGAGAAGTCATTCGATGCAAAACTCACGGGATGGTTGTACACAAACAAGGTGTCCGCAAAACAAGCGGAACTCCTGTGTGAGATGTACACTCCCGTTCTTGATGAAGTCACCTTAGCACTTAGTGGTAAAGACGAACAATTGAATGAAGCATACGAGTACCTCGGAGGCAAGAGAAAACTCCGAAGACTCCAAAAAGGCATTGAAACAATCCTCGGCACACTAAAGGATCATTACCTCAAGAACCAAAAGCCTCGTAAGAAGCGAACGGTCAAGTTTGATCCTGCGAAGGCAGTTAGGAAAGTAAACTACATGAAGTCCTGTGATGAACTTGGTATCAAAAGCATTGATCCAAAGAAAATCATTGGTGCGAAAAAACTGGTGGTGTTCAATACCAAGTATCGTTACTTGCAGGTGTTTGAATCAACCAGTCATGATGGTTTGATGGTGAAGGGAACTACGATTCATAATTTTGATCGAGACCTTTCACTGATGAAAACCATCAGACAACCAAAGTCCGTTCTGCCAAAGATCAAGGGCATTCGTTCTTTCAACAACACTTGGTCATCTATCAAAACAAAGGAACGCAAGGTATCCAGCGGCCGTATTGGTCAACACACTATCCTTGTTCAAGCATATCATGATTCTAATTGATTTTAGTCAGGTGATTCTCTCTAGTCTCTTTTCCCAACTATCAAAGGGCAACGAGATCAACGAGGATCTTGTCAGACATATTTTTCTCAACTCAATCCGCAACTATCGCAATCAGTTCAAATCGAAGTACGGTGAGGTTTGTTTGTGCTATGACGGCGGAAACTACTGGAGAAGAGATGTATTTGAAAACTACAAGATGAACCGCAAGAAGTTGCGGGAGCGTACTGATAAGTACGACTTTGATTGGGATGAAGTCTTTCAGGTCATGGGAGACATTCGAGACGAAATCAGATCCGTCCTCCCATACAAGCATGTTTGTATTCGTGGTGTAGAGGCAGATGATGTGATCGCTCGATTGTGTCATCGATTCCATGATCAAGAGAAGATCGTAATCATCTCCTCAGACAAAGACTTTCAGCAGTTGCAAAGGTACGAGTCTGTTGATCAATTCAGCCCGATGACAAAATCGTTTATTGTATGTGAGGATCCAGATCAGTTTTTACTTGAGCATGTGATCCGTGGAGACTCTGGTGATGGGGTTCCAAACTGTATGTCTGATGATGATTGTCTGATCAATCCAGATAAAAGGCAAAAGCCAATCACCAAGAAAAGACTTGCACAACTCATCGAAAGTGGTGAGTATCTCAAGCAACCTTTTTACGAAAGAAACAAGTCAATGATTGACTTGAATCAGATTCCGAGTACAATCAACGAGCGTATTGATACGGAATACGATAAACCCATCGAACGTGAGATGGGAGTGATGGACTACTTTGTTTCTAAGAGACTTGATAACTTGCTAGAGAACATTCAGGAATTCGTATGAAAAAGAATAAAGGCAAGAAGAAGACTGTTGGCCCTGATGAGTTTGATCAGTATCAGGCATACAAGAACGAACAGAGTGAACGTCGCCGTCGTGCCAGACACGACAAGAAAAGACAAGTTGACGAACTAAAACGTGATCCCGAGGAGTTCTTCGAGGAAGACTGGGACAACTTCGAAAAGTTCAGGAGATGATGATGACTGCTACTACTACTACCCTATCCAAAAGCACACTAGACTTGTTGAAGAATTTTGCTTCTATCAACCCTAGTGTCCATGTGATTCCGAACACACCTATGGTGACTGTTTCGCCCATGAAGAACATCATGGTTCAGGCGAATATCTCCGAGACGTTCGATACTGAGTTTGCAATCTGGGACTTGACCAAGTTCCTTGGTATTGTGTCTTGTATCGAGAATCCTTCGTTTGACTTCGAAGAGAAGTCCGTCACGATTAGTGGTTCTCGCGGACAGACTGTGAAGTATCACTATGCTGATACTAAGTTGGTCAAGGATTGCCGACCGACGAAGGAGTTCAACATGCCTGATGTGAAGGTAAACTTCACTCTCCTACAGGATGCGTTGACCGAAGTTCTTCGTGCATCTAGTGTTCTTGGTCTTGCAGATCTTTGCATTCAACCGAACGGTGATAAGATTCAACTCACGGCACTGAGCAAAGAAGATCCAACCAGCAACACATACTCTGTTGATCTGGAGTGTCCTGCCTACGATGGGCCTGATTTCAGGTTCTATCTCAAGTCGGAGAATTTGAAGTTGCTTCCGGGTGATTACAATGTTGGTGTTGCTGCCGGTGTCGTTGCTGAATTTAGCCACGATACTCGCGATCTGACTTACTACATCGCTTTGGATTCGGACTCATCATATGACGGTTGAAACAGACAAGCAATACTTGTGGGTTGAGAAGTATCGACCTAAGACAATTGAAGAGTGCATTCTTCCCGATTCGATCAAGCAGTCGTTTCGGGATATGCTCTCTCATGAGGAGTCACAGAACCTACTGCTCTCCGGTGGTGCTGGAGTCGGTAAGACAACTATCGCCCGGGCATTGTGTTCTGAACTGAACGCGGATTATCTACTGCTCAACTGTTCCGAGGAAGGTGGTATTGACACGCTTCGTGTGAAGATTCGCAACTTTGCAAGCACTGTGTCTCTATCTGGAGGTAAGAAAATTGTCATCCTTGATGAGTTTGATTATGCAAACGCTAACTCAATGCAACCTGCTCTTCGTGGGTTCATCGAGGAGTTTTCTGATAATTGCCGCTTTATACTGACATGTAACTTCAAGAATCGAATCATCGAACCGATTCACTCGCGATGTACTTGCATTGACTTTCGCTTCAATGAAACAGACAAGCGAAAGATGTGTGTTTCATTCATGGATCGGACGAAGCACATTCTTGAGGCAGAGGGAGTCTCGTATGATGAGCGTGTTCTTGCGAAGTTGATTCTCAAGCATTCGCCTGACTGGAGACGAACCCTAAACGAGTTGCAGAGATATTCTGTCGGTGGTGAGATTGACGTTGGGATTCTGAATGAGATTGGTGATCTCAAGATCAGTGATCTAGTCAGTCATCTCAAGACAAAGGAATACAACAAGGTTCGCGAGTGGGTCGTAAACAATCTGAGCAACGATACTGCCCAGATTCTACGCAAGATCTATGACTCTCTTTATGAGAGGATGCAACCACAGTCTATTCCTGCCGCTGTTTTGATTATCGCTGAGTATCAGTACAAGTCTGCTTTCGTTGCAGACCAAGAAATCAATCTGCTTGCATGTCTTACTGAGATCATGATGGAGTGTCAGTTCAAGTGAAACTAGGTGACATTCTAAATGCTGCTAACTACTCCAAGCAAGGAATCTTTGATGATGATCCTTGGTTGGAAAAGAAGTATCCCGGTTACATTGTCAACAAGTCAATGTCGCAACACTTGGATACTCTGATGCAGGCAAACTACATGAATCGATATTGGGATTTGCCCAATAAGATGCAGTTTGATTATTATCGATTCGCAACTCGCAAGAGAAAGCGTTTTGGAAAGTGGATGAAAGCAAGTAAGGTCAAAGACATTGATCTAGTCAAGTCGTACTTCGGTTATTCCAACGAAAAGGCGAAAGATGCACTCAAGATTTTGTCCAAAGAGCAGTTGGAGGAGATACGGGATATCATGCAAGGCATAGAGAATCCTACATAATACTGACTCAACGTCTGAGTCTAAGAAGGATTTTGTTATGCCAATAGAAAGTAAGATCTCTGTTGATGATCTAGTGGAAGTGAAACTGTCACAACCCGACGATTTCTTGAAGGTGAAAGAAACACTCACCCGAATCGGAATTTCGTCGAGAAGAGAAAACAAACTCTACCAGTCGTGTCACATCCTCCACAAACGAGGCAAGTACTACATCGTACACTTCAAGGAACTGTTTTCTCTTGATGGATTGCCAACCGACATCGACGAAAAAGATATCGCAAGAAGAAACACGATCACTTCTCTCCTAGAGGAGTGGGGACTCGTTGAGGTAGTTGATACAGATAAAATTGAAGTGTTGAAACTACCACTAAACCAACTCAAGATTTTGTCATTCCGTGAAAAGCCTGATTGGGAACTTTGTCCCAAGTACCACATCGGGAAAAAGTAAAAGAGGATTTGTTATGAAAATTGACCTTCGTGAAATTCCGGTAATGTGGATCAGTCTAGATTCCGCAACCGAAAACCATAAGGCGATGGAGGAGATGTTCAAGGAACACGGTTTCAAGAACACTACTCGCTTCTCTGCCTTGAAGATTCCACCACATAAAGAAGCAGATCCTACGATTAGACATTATCGTGGTTGTGCTGAGTCACACATTCATTGCATGAGAAAACTCAAGAAGCAAGGTGTTCCATTCTTGATTCTTGAAGATGATGCGAAGATCACTGAAGACTTTGTGCCAGAAATTGAAGTGGAACCCGGAGTAGATGCGGTTTACTTGGGCATTTCACATGGAAACAAGAACTATCAAGCAAGATATCTGAACAACGGCTTCTCGAAGATCGAGGGTGTCTTTGCAACTCACGCTATTCTTTGGACTAGTAAGGGTGCTGTTGAATTCTGTGAAAAAGTCGCAAGACACTTTATCTGGAATCTCAACACTCCTTTTGACATTGCATGTGCGAATGAGTTGCAGAAAAAGTATAACGTCATTACCCCACTCAGACCTTTCTTCTATCAGGCAGATGAAAGAGACAGCAGTAACAAGTGGGAGAACCTGACTAAAGAACCCCTAAATACAAAGAAGAAGTCAGTCATTCACACAATCGGATATTGATAAAGGAGTTTTTGTTATGTGGCTAACTGGTGATGAGTTACTCCTCAACACTCGATTTGACATTCCAGCGAAGCATTTGTATGCGAGGTATAGATCATCCAAGTACGACACTTTCTATGGTCATTGGATTTATTCGCAACACCTAGCACATTGGAATGGTTTCAAAGAGTACGATGATCCAACCAAGAGTTCAGAGGCGGCGTTTGTCGAAAGATATGACGAACTTCTTGATGATGTCCGCGACAATGGGTTCGACAAGGAAAGATCTTCGGTTCCTATTACCGAGTATAGACAACCTCTAAACGGTTCACATAGAATCGCTGCTTGTCTTTTCCACAACAAACCAATCTGGTCTTCAATTGAAGAGGACTCCGCAGGACAAAGAGATTGTAGTAGTTACTTCTTCCGGCGGCAAGGCATGCCCGAAGAAGTTCTTGATGCAATGGCACTAGAGTACTGTCGTCTAAGAAACAAGACTCGAATTGTTACTCTGTTTCCCACCGCAACCACCAACGCCGAAACAGCGATGAAAGTTCGGGACATCCTATCAAAGCATGGTATGTTGATTCACGAAAAAGGCATCGGTGGTCATCTTGGAACAAACTTTGCACACAACCTCATGATCCAAACCTACGATGGTGAGGATTGGATTGGTGATCCATCAAATTCATACGCAGGTGCAATGCAAAAGGCACAATTGTGTTTCCGTGATATCGATGCACCTACTGTTGCATTCATGGTTGAGTTTGATGATGACGAATCATCTCGAAAAGCGAAGGAAGAGATTCGTGAGTTGTTTGGTGTTGGGAATCACTCCGTCCACATCAATGACACGTTCGAAGAGACTATGAAACTCGCTAGATTGTTCTTCAACAAGAATAGTCTTATCTTCTGCTTCTACGGTAAAGTCGAGAACTTCGAAAACTTCCGTGGAATGCTTGATGAGTATCAATCAGGCATCGGAGATGGTAATGAAGATTTCTGTGTTACCGCCAGTTCTGTTTTGTCTATGTTCGGTATTCGAGAGGGTCGCGACCTAGACTTCCTACACAATGCAGACGTAGACAGTGATTTTGATAATCCACTGCTGTCATCACACAACAAAGAGTTGGAAGACTACACAACAAATCTAGACAACATTCTATACAACCCAATGAATCACTTTTGGTGGAACAACATCAAGTTTGCCGGGCCGAATGTGATTATTGAAATGAAAGAGAAGCGAGGAGAGGAAAAGGACATTCGAGATGTTACCTCATTTCGTGAGATTTTGGAGACTGTAGATAATGAGTGAGAAATCAATTTGGGGCCACGGGGAACATTTGAATGGCCCAGTGGTGAAGAAAAAAAGAATGGAGCCAGGTGGAGAGGTAACCCCACCTCCAGATATACGGGATCCATTAGGTCTTCCTGCATCGGAAGGCTTCGGTCGGGTTACGGCAAATGAAAAATATTTTGAGGGTAAAAGGGTCGTAATTGTTGGGCCCTCCCCATCTCTCAAAGGCACTAAGCAGTCTGAGTTTATTGATTCATTTGATATTGTTGTCCGAGTCAATAAAGGTTGGTGGCCTGCCACCGCTCTCGATCCCGAAACTGAAAAACTAGTAGGTGAAGCCCTTCATGATGCCACTGGTTACGAAGATGACGAAAAACAAAAACCCCTTTATGAGAGTCTGGAGAAATTTCTAGAGGTCGAATACAACAATCCATGTGGAACTCTTCGAGAGGACATTGGAACGAGGACAGATGTTCTTTACAACAACTATGATATCAATACATCTTCCGGTGGTATAATTCATCCGGCCGTTATGATTGAAGCAGGAATCAACATGATCATCGGCTCTAGATATCCAACGGATACTCTTGATCTGGAGGAGTGCCAAATGTTTCTTACTGAGACTGGTTGTTGGGGCGGTCTTAGTTACGGGATAGTTTCTGAAGTGGTCTATAAAAAGGCAATGGTAAATCTCAAAGGTAAGACACCACATGCAGGACACTCTGCGATTCTAGATCTTCTTTACGGAACTGGTAGACTCGCCAAGTCTGTTCATATTATGGGGTTTAGTTATTACTCCGAGATGCCAGCAAGAGAGTATTACATGGGCAAAACATCGTGGGAGCATGTTTCAAATGACTTCGATGCTAACATGAATGCTCAGGTAAATGATGGACACGAATATGGCCATGATAATAATCTGGAATTAGAAGACATTGCCCGAGTTGTTCTCAAAGAAGGGCCTGACGGAAACGGAAGACTTACCTGTGATCAATTGTTGCTTGATAGGATATCAGGCGTATTGTCATGAGTGTTAGTATTATCGTTCCCGCAAAGGGAACCAGCGAAAGAGTACCGAGTAAAAATTTACTCGAACTCGGTGGTCAGAGTCTTGTCTATTCGGCTTGCGAGAAGTGTATGCAAGTTTCGAATATCGACAACGTGTATGTTGATACAGAGAGTCAAGAAATCATTGACAATCTGACTCCACTGATCGAAAAAGGCCTTCGTGTTATTCGAAGACCAAGTAGTATGGCGGACAACAACACAAGTGGTAATGACTTGATTGTTTTTGAACAATCGATGATCGAAAAGTGTGATCTAGTTCTTCACACATATGCCACCTCACCGTTCATCACGGCAGAAACAATCGAGTCGTGTATCAATACATTCCAATCGAAGCAAGCATCATACCTTTCTAGTAGAGATGAGTTTGCACCCCGTGGATTGATCTACGATAGTTTTTTCACTGCTCTGCCTGTAAAAGAGTATTTCTGGTCTAATGGAAAACCTCTAAATTTTGACCTAGATGCTCTTCCCAATTCTCAAAACTTGGATACAATGTGGATCGAAACACACGGTTTGTATGGAATCACTTGGAACGCTCTCAGCAAATTGAAAAGACGATTGGGTTCCCGAGTCCTTCCTATTCAAATCAAAGAAGATGAGGCACTAGACATCAACACACCAAGTGATTATGAGAAAGCAGTGAGACACTATGAAGAACGAACTCAAAGAACTGTATAAGGATCTCTACAGCGGACTGATTTACGATGTAATGAAGTTTGACTTGGAGATGGACAACTTTGTTATTCCTAGATCAGCAGGCCCGATTGTTCCCGCTTGGAACTTCAAGGGCCATGTTTTTGGAAGAGCGTTTACTGCCGTTGGTGAGAAGACTCCTCGACCAGATGAAACAGTTATTCGAAAAATGATTGACGATCTTGAAGAGGGCAGTGTTTATGTCCTACAAGCAAACGACAACAGCAGAGCCCACTTTGGCGACATCACTGCTAAGTTCATGAAGCGTGCTGGTGTTGAAGGTGCTGTGATCCAAGGATGGACGAGAGACATTTCACTGATCGAGGACGATGAGTTCAAGATCTGGTGTAAGGGTGTTCAACCACAAGACTCGTTTGATAGATGGCACATCACAGACTACAACTGCACCGTAGTGATCGGTAACATCTTCATCAAGCCGGATGATTACATCTTCGCTGACCGAGACGCGGTGCTTGTCATTCCCGGTAAACTTGCACACATAATTGCTGATATGGCACATGTTCGTAAGGACAAGGAAGACAAGATCAGACAGATTATCACCGAAACGAATGCGAGTGCCAAGGCAATTGAACAGGAGATTGGTCGATGGTAAATCCAGAATTCATTTGTGAGTTTACAACCAACCACATGGGCAACTTCAATCTTCTGATGCAGATGGTCAAGAAGGCATCCGAGACAGGCGCCGATTACATCAAGATGCAGAAGAAAGATGTTGACACCTTCTACACACAGGAGAAGTTGAACAGCCCTTACAGTAGTCCCTACGGAAAGACCTATGGAGACTATCGTCGCATCTTCGAGTTTGACAAAAGAGAGTTCGACTACTTTGACTTGGAATGTAAGAAGCATAACATCAAGTGGTTTGCCACGGCACAAGACCTACCGTCACTTGAGTTCTTACTTGATTACGATTTGGATATGTACAAACTTGCATCTTGTAATGCAAACAAACAAGACCTCTTGACTGAGTTTTCGAAGATGATTCCATCAGACAAGACAGTTGTTGTCTCTGTTGCCGGAAGAACAATGGAGGAGATTGAGTTTGTCCTTGATACCTTCGATAATCACAAGGTGGTTCTCAATCACTGTGTTGCCGAGTATCCATGCAAAGATAAGAACCTGCGTCTTGGTAATATCACCACCATGAAAAAGATGTGGGAATCGGATCGAGTACGCATCGGGTACTCCGGTCATGAGCAAGGTATCATTCCAAGTATTGCTGCGGCGATGTTAGGTGCAGAGTTTATTGAAAGACACTTCTGCCTTTCACGGGACTCTTTTGTTCACCACATCGAGTGTAGTCTCGAACCAGATGAATTCAAGAAGATGGTTGATATAATTCGTAAAGGCACTTTTGATCCTGATTACGTCGAGACGGTTCTATCTGCGTCTGCTTGGGACTCTGTGTTTGGTATGACGGAGATGGAAAAGTCGTTCCTTCTTCACAACAGATACGGTGACGATTACCTTCGAGAGAGGAGTGAAGATGTCCAGTATCCGTGATCTTCCAATCTACCTTACAACATCAAATGGCAGAGAACACATCATCAAGGTGTTCTGTCACTTGTTCAACAAATACTGGGGTTCAGACTCTATCGTAAATCTTGTTGGGTATGAGCAACCAAACATGGATCTACCAGACAACTTCAACTTCATTAGCATGGGGGAGCAAGTCGGTGGTATTCAAATGTGGTCTACCGATCTTCGCAAGTTCTTCTTGGAGCAGGAGTGTGATCACTTCATCCATGTTCTAGATGATCAGTTCGTTACCGCGCCCGTTCGTTTTGATATCATGCAGGACTCGTATGATGTCATGCTCGAACGAGATGCCGTTCGACTCAATCTTGGCAACATCAGAGAGGATGATGGCCGAGTAAGAAACGGAAAGGTCAGTGTGATCGAGTCGCGTGATGAATATGATATTCTTGAGTTTGATCAAGATGCTGAATATCGAATTAGCACCGCTTGGTCAATCTGGAATAAAAGGTATTACCTCAAGTACCTACCACCAGATAGAAATCCGTGGGAGTATGAACTAGTCGGTTCTGCCGAGGCATACCACGACGGTGCGAGTCACTTATGTTGTGATCGTGAGTATCCTGTGCATCGCATTGAAGGTGTGGTTGCAGGCGATATACATACTTTCAACTGGGAAGGTAATACAACCACTGCCAAGGCAGGTTATCTTCCTGTGAGTGAGAGTGATGTTCTTGAAATGACTGATATGGGAGTTATTTGATATGACAAAGATTATGTTTCATTGTGATTGGGGTCAAAGCAGCGAGCAGTTGCTAGACCATTATCGTTGGTTGACACCCGAGGGATCTGGTAAGTGGGGTGACCTCGAAGGCACTACCAACAAATCCGAGGCCGATTTCCACATCGTCATGGATGGTGGAATGCCGGATGATGTCGATCCACAAACTGTTATCTACTTCCAGCGTGAGGAACCACAGGTCAAGCCACCTGAGTTGGTGTGGGACAACATCTTCTATCAGGCGACTTTCACTGATATGCGACACCACAATGTCGCCGTCTGGAGAGTCAAGAAGACCTACGATGACCTCAAGAATCTAGATCCGAGAGGATCGGATGTCAAGAGCGAAGTCATCTCTACCGTCACAAGCGGCAAGTCTTGGTTGCCCGGACACAAGATGCGACTTCATTATCTCCACGGTCTTTGTGAACATCTTGATATTCACCTTTACGGATCCAATGGTGTTCAGAATGTGTCACCTAATTTGAACAAGAGATTCAAAGGGGAACTGAACTACGATGGTCATTGTAAGTTCAATGGTCTCTACCCATATCAGTACAACTTGGTTCTTGAGAACTCACAAAACTACAATTGTTTGAGTGAGAAGATTTACGACTCTCTGCTTTGCTGGTGTATGCCAATCTATTGGGGTTGTCCTAATATTGCTGACTTCCTACCTGAAGGCTCGTACCATCTCATCGATAGTATTGAGGATCCTTGGCAAAAGGTTGCTGAAATTATCAAACAACCACCAACAGAAGATCAACTAAATGCAATTTCTGAGGCTAGACAACTCATCCTTGATCGGTATAATCTTTGGAACGAGATTGAATCTATCATCGCAGGTAGTCCAGTCCAACCACTACAGGAGATTACAGTGGCATGATCGAAATTCGTGATGGGAATAGCAAACTGTGTCATCAGGTCTTTAGAAGAAAAGACTTTGAACAGGTGGAGCCTAGATCCGACTTGGCAAGTGCTTCTGAGCCACTTCAATGCTCTGCACTCAAGTTGAATGCCGGAACTACGTTTCGGGCCCATAAACACATCACGATTCAAAAGATCACCACCATGACACAGGAATCTTGGTGTGTAGTTCAGGGTAAAGTGACTGCTCACTTTTACGACGAGCAAGGCAAACATCTTCAAGATGTTCTTCTTGAGCCAGGTGATATGAGCATGACCTTTTATGGTGGACATAACTACACGATTGAGGAAGACAATACTCTAGTTTATGAGTACAAGACTGGGCCCTACATGGGTCAAGAGAAAGACAAGGTGTTCCTTGACGAACTATGATAGTTGGCCAATCGGCAAACTGCCGAAGGAATGGCAAAGACCCGAACTAAGAGAGGTTCGGAAGATCGGATACAAGTGGGAGGATCCCCGTGATGTTGTACAGATGTTTGAAGACACTATTGCCGATTATGCTGGTTGCAAGTACGCTGTGTCGTGTGACTGTTGCAGTAATGCACTCTTCATGTCGCTCAAATACTTGGAATCGGCTGGTCGTTTGGAACCGAACTCAATTATTGAATGTCCAAGCAGAACATATGTTTCAGTACCAATGCAGATTGCACATGCCGGCCACCGAATCAAATTTGTTGACATGGAGTGGGATGGAATCTATCAACTAGGAAACACCGGAGTCTATGACGGCTCTGTTATGTTTACTAAAGATATGTTCATGGGTGGATCTGATACCCTACAGTGTCTATCGTTTCAGTTGAAGAAAAGACTTCCAATCGGTCGTGGTGGTATGATCCTAACGAACGACAAGGCTGCTTACGAGTGGTTGAAGTTGGCATCATACGATGGACGAGACCTGAATACATATTACCCAGAGGATGACTTTTCTGTTTTGGGTTGGCACTACTACATGACACCAGAGGATGCTGCCCGTGGTTTGCTTCTTTTCAATCAACTTCCTGATGAGAATCCAAACACCGGAAATGACTCTAAATATACAGACCTATCTACTAAGGAAGTTTTCAAACAATTTACTGTGGAGTAATTAGATTATGAGCAAGCGTGCATTGATCACCGGCATTGCCGGACAAGATGGTAGTTACTTGAGCGAACACTTGCTCAACGAAGGCTACGAGGTTCACGGAATCATCCGTAGACAGTCAACGGCAGAAAACCAAGAGTCCAGACTAGAGCATGTCTCGGACAAGGTAAACACTTACTATGGAGACTTGACTGATGTCCCGTCTCTCATTCGCATCATGCGAGATGTGCAACCAACACACATCTTCAACTTGGGTGCGATGAGTCATGTGAGAATCAGTTTTGATGTCCCATCGTACACGATCCAAACTAACGGACTTGGTGTTCTAAACATCCTCGACATCTACAAGGAGTTTGCCCCAGAGGCAAGATTCTACCAAGCGTCTTCATCTGAGATGTTCGGCAACTCTGTTGATGAGGATGGATTCCAACGAGAGTCAACACCATTGAATCCAGTGAGTCCCTACGGTTGTGCAAAGGTCATCGCGTACAATCTTGTTCGACACTATCGCAACGCATACAATCTACACGCATGTAATGGTATCCTCTTCAACCACGAATCGCCTCGTCGAGGTTCGAACTTCGTAACGAACAAGGTTGTCAAGGCTGCCGTTCAGATCAAGTTGGGTATGCTGGACAAACTTGAACTGGGCAACATGGACTCATATAGAGACTGGGGTCATTCGAAGGACTACACTCGGGGAATGATGGACATCATCAATCACGATACTCCAGATGACTTTGTTCTTTCTACGATGGAGACTCACTCCGTCCGTGATTTGTGTCAGGTAGTTTTTGATCACTTGGATCTAGACTACAACGACTTTGTTGTTCAGAATCCCAAGTACATGAGACCCGAAGAACTCAAGTACCTCAAGGGAGATAGCACAAAGGCTCGAACCGTTCTTGGTTGGGAACCAGAATACACATTCGAGTCAATGATGCACGAAATGGTAGATTACTGGATGGGAGTATTCCGTGGCTGATTGCTGGTCTAATTTTGTTGATGGAGAGAGACCAACTGTTTCTCTTACAATGATTGTCAAAGACGAAGAACACATCATTCGTGAGTGTCTTGACACTATGGCACCATACATTGATCGTTACGACATCTCTGATACTGGTTCCACTGATAGAACCAAGGAGATCATCGAAGAGTGGGGTAAGGAAAACAACATCCCCGGAACTGTCTATGACATTCCTTGGCAGGGGTTCGGTAAGTCTCGTACTGAGTCACTTAGAAATGCCGATGAAGGTGGTGCCGATTACGCTTGGGTTATGGATGCTGATGACTTTATCGAAGGGGACTTCAAGTTCCCTAAAGACTTTGGACTACATCATGCCTATTCACTAAACATTCATCGTGGTGATTTCAACTGGTGGCGAAATCAGATGTATAAGACCAACTGTAATTGGGAATACATCGGCGTTGTTCACGAATACTCTGACTGCGTAGAACTTCGTGAAAGAGGTGAGTTGACTCAAGAAAAAATTGAAGGCAATTACCATGTCGAAGCAAGAACGATGGGTGCCAGAACTATTGAGTTTGGAGACGATCAAGCATCCAAATATGCCCGTGATGCGAGAATGCTTCTTAGTTGTCTTGAGGATCCAGAGGATCCAAACTATGAACCAGACAACAAAAGATACATGTTCTATCTCGCACAGTCTTACTTTGACTCACAAAATTACGTCGAAGCAGAGAAGTGGTACAAGCGTCGAGCAGAAGCAGGTGGTTGGGAAGAGGAAGTTTGGTATTCCGTTTTCCGTGTTGGTCTTTGTATTTCACAACAGGACGACCGACCATGGCACGAGGCCCAAGACGTTTTCCTACAAGCATGGAATCTCCGCCCACATAGAGCAGAGCCTTTGTTCCACCTAGCAAGACTTCATAGATCACACGGTAACCCTGCTGCTGCTTATCTGTTTGCAGTGACCGCTGCTAGAATTCCATTCCCGAAAGATGATATCTTGTTTATCACACGCGACATCTACGAATGGGCATGTCTTGATGAGGTGGCAAGCACCGCTTGGTATGCAGGTCAAAAAGAAGACGGCCTCAAGGCATCCATCAAACTCCTCGAAGAAAAGAAGTTCCACAAAGAACATGAGGAAAGAATTGTCACCAACTGGAGAAACTACCAGCATTGGTTTGATGAGCAAAACAAGATGTTTGAAGAGGCACAGATGCAAGCCCGTATCAATGCGGAAAGAGAAGATGCCGTACGTCAAGCGATGAGACAGCAGGCGAAGGAAGAAAAGGCCAAGAATGCTATCAAACGCAGGCGTCAACTAGAAAAGAAGAACAAGAAGCGATCCAAGGCGCGTAGATAAAATCCTACATAGAGTAGACTAGGAGTTTATCTATGACATCGTTCTCAGCACGAAAGCATGATATGACAGTTCCTCAAGGTGGAGCCTTCTCATTCCACATTGAGTACACTGGTATCAATTTGGATTCATATGGTGCCAGTTTTCGTGTCGCAAGAACGTCAGAAGATCTAAACAACGGTGTTAGACTTCTGGATCTTCGTGGTGTAACGGCGGGGTTGACTACTGGTCTACCACTGGACTCAGAGTTTGTTGCCCTTTCTTCGACAGCAAGTGCAGGTTTCACCGCTGCAAACGGTATCGTTGGTCAGGGTGGGATCGTCCTAAATGTTACGAGAGAAGGATTCACTGCGTCTGGAACAACCACTGGTGGTATTTTGATGATCGCAGACTCAGAGACCATGAAGAATGTTCCTCATGGTTCACATCACTATACGCTCGATGTGTCTTCGGGCGCAGGGACTACAGTTAGTCTCTTAGCAGGTGGATTTGAAGTCACAAAAGAAATCGTAGAGTAACGGAGTAAGAAATGGCTATCAACATCAACGGGCCCGGAGTGCCTGGGCCTAGAGGCCCGCAAGGATCAACAGGATCAATCTCAGCAAGTGACGGAGCCACTATTGGTGGAACTGCATTTGTGCAAAATGTAGTTGCGAGTTCAACTGGATCTTTCTCTGTGGGTTCTACTCTTTCCTCATTCAAAGACATCTATGTGTCTGGAACCATTCACTTCGTGGATGACTCAGGTAACCTAGTTGCTTCGATCACATCAGGATCCGCGTAGCACTATATTTGATAATGGAGATTTTATATTATGATTGATTATGATTTTGAGGCTCACGCGGCCGGGGCAAAAGTTCTCGGCTTCTACGCCTTACGTCCACAGGCAAAACTTCCAATGAAACAAACACAGGGTGCAGCATGTTTTGATGTACATGCTTGCTGTGATGACCAGATCACTCTCAAGCCCGGTGAGAGAGCATTGATTCCAACAGGTTTGATTTTTGATATCCCCGAAAATTACTCGGTGAGAGTTCACACGCGATCATCGTGGGCTGCCGTAAAGGGAATCGGCATGTCAGTCACAGAGGGAATCATCGACCATGATTATGTTGAAGAAGTCTTTGTGCCAATGGTAAACAATACAGATAAACTGTTTCACATCCGTAGTGGTGAACGCATTGCACAAATCGAACTTGTAAAAACCATTCCGACAATCAACACATGGATTGATGATCGTCCTACAAAGCGTGGTAATCGAGATGGTGGGTTTGGAAGCACTGATAATATGAAAGGAAGTGAGTGATGACTAGAGACGAATTATTGAAGAGACACGAAACGCTCTGTAAGCAGGGTCGTGATCTCATGAATCTCAAAAACAGAGACTACGCCGGAAACGGTGGACAGGAACCATTCGCTAACTTTACTCGATGTGAAGCGATGGGCATCTGCTCAACCGAACAGGGATTCCTTGTTCGACTTACTGATAAGATGAGTCGCCTGAGTTCCTTTGTTGAGTCTGGAAAACTGCATGTAAGTGACGAAAGTTTCGAGGACACTTGTGTTGACATCATCAACTACATGGTTTTGTTTCACTCGTATGTGAGTGAAAAGAAGGACTCCTAATCATACATAGAACTGTAACGGTTCTACAAAAAGGAGGCCTGTATGTCAGAGGATCGCAATAGTTGTCCGCGATGTGCTGATTATGATCGAGTGGTTGAAGAGGTTGAAAACCTCAAGCAGCAAAGAACAAAAGAAGTCAAGAGTCTTCTTGATGACTGCGAGCAAACTCGCTCGCAACTCCAGAAAAAGGTAACAACCATGACTGTTGTTGCCGCTGTCACTGGAGCAGTTCTTGGTAAGGAGTTCGTCGATAAGGTCGCTGACTACATCGACTCGTTCAATAACGCAACTGGTTTGAACCTACCAACATCGATGAGTATGGCAACACCAGCAGACTCACCTCCACAACCACCACAACAACAGGACAAGCAGGATGAGAAGAAGGAAGAAAAAGACGAAGAAGACAAGGACGAAAGAGAACTACCTTTCCTTCCCGGCCCTCTTCTTCCTCTCACTCGCGATACTGCTCTTGCTTCTTTGGATGAAGTATTCAACGATGATGTCATCGATGCTTGGTTTGGCTCCTCTCAAGTTAGTCTCTCCGCATTAGAAGAAGAGGAGACTGAAGAGGAACTCATGGAAGAGTTGGTGGAGTTAGAAATGGCTATTATGCTTGACACTCCGCCTCTAGTCGAGTTTCAACTTCCATATGAGGAATTCATCGATACTCCACAGGCAGCATTTATTCCGGCACCGTCTACTTTGACGATGTTTCTACTACCACTTTCATTTGCACGGACTCGCCGCAGATGAGGTGGTTGACCCTTTTGTGTCTAGTCGGATGTTCTTCGCCTAAAGTAGAAGAACCTGTTTATCGTCTTGAGATGCTTGGTGTCGGCGATTACCTCGGTACGATTACCGCATATGAGTATTACTATTTACACGGAACTCCATATCCTCCTGAGTGATTTTACTTGACAACTCCTCTTTCTGTGATACATTTACACCATGTCTGACTTCTACACCAATGTCGCACTTGTCGGAAACACGATTTTCTATCGAGGTGTCGTGAACGGCGAGCGAAAGAACTTCAAGGTTGATTATCAACCAACGCTGTTCGTCAAGTCAAACAAGAAAACTAAGTATCGGACACTTGATGGAGTGCCTGTTGAACCCTTTTCGCCGGGGGGTGTGCGAGACTGTCGTGAATTCATTGAGCAGTACAAAGGTGTTGATGGATTCAAGATCTACGGTAACACCGACTACATCTATCAGTTCATCGGAGACTACTTCGATGGTGAGGTTGACTATGATCCCTCGAAGGTCGTAATCGCCAACCTCGATATTGAAACGACATGTGAACACGGATTCCCCGATGTGGACAATCCAATTGAACGCTTGATCGCAATCACCATTGAAGTCAATGGGAACACCACAGTCTTTGGCTGTGGTGAGTTTCACTTGGACTATGAGAACACCGTGTGTCATCAATGTGAGACTGAGGAAGAACTTGTTCAGTCATTCTTGACATACTGGGAGAACCTTCAACCAGATATCATCACTGGATGGAATACCAAGTTCTTCGACATGCCCTATCTGTTCTCCCGCATTGCTGCCTTGTTTACAGAAAAGGAAGCAAAGCGGCTTTCGCCGTTTCGCAAGACGCGACACTCTCTAGTCAACACCAGACACGGCGAGAAGACAGCGGTTGACATCGTTGGTATCGCGAACATCGACTATCTCGATCTCTATCGTACATTCACTTATACGAACCAAGAGTCATACAAACTCGATCACATTGCGTTCGTCGAGTTGGGTGAGCGAAAAGTGTCGTACGATGAATACGATTCTATTCAGGACTTCTATAAGAACGACTTCCAGAAGTTCATGGATTACAACTATCACGATGTCCACCTTGTTCGCAAACTAGAGGGCAAAATGAAGTTGCTGGAACTTGCCCTTGCTCTTGCGTACTCTGCGAAAGTCAACTACGCCGATGTGTTCTCTCAGGTTCGCACTTGGGATCAGATCATCTATCACCATCTGCGATCACAAGATATTGTCATCCCGTTGAAGAAGGGTGGTTCGAAAGACACTCAGTATGCTGGTGCGTATGTCAAGGAACCGATCCTCGGGTACAAGGACTGGATTGTATCCTTTGACTTGAACTCACTGTATCCGCACTTGATCATGCAGTACAACATCAGTCCCGAGACAAAGGTGGATATCCCTGTTGTGCCGGGCAATCCACACTGCATTCAGCCCGAGAATATCTTGCGAGGCCCAGTCAACGACAAGTATGCAGGTGTAGCAAAATGCTACGAGTCGATCAAGCAACGAAAGAATAAGGGATACTCTGTTGCCGCAAACGGTGTGTGTTTCCGTCGAGACAAGCAGGGGTTCTTGCCTGCGTTGATGGAAAAGATGTATCAAGAACGTAAGCACTACAAAAAGTTGATGCTACAAGCAGAGAAGGAAAAGCAGACCCTAATGAAGTCGGGTGCTTTGGGTGCTGATGTACGCAAACACATCGAGGAGAAGGACTACGAGATTGCGAAGTACAACAACTTCCAGTTGGTTCGCAAGATTCAACTCAACTCCGCTTATGGTGCGATTGGTAATCAGTGGTTCCGCTACTACGATGTTGACATGGCAGAGGCGATCACGCTTTCGGGTCAGTTATCAATTCGCTGGATTCAGGAGGCACTCAATGGTTTCTTGAACACGACACTAAAGACAGAAGGAAAGGACTATATTCTTGCAAGTGATACAGACAGTGTGTACATTCATCTTGGTGATTTGGTTTCTAGTGTGTACGCTGAGAGTCCGCCGCCAAATGAGGTCGTTGACTTCCTCGATAGATCGTGTAACGAAGTCATTGAACCGTTCATCCAGCGAGAGTACGAACGACTCGCAGAGTTGATGAATGCGTATACCAACAAGATGATAATGGGTCGAGAGGTCATCGCAGATAAAGGCATCTGGACTGCAAAGAAGCGGTACATGCTCAACGTGTGGGACTCCGAGGGAGTTCGATATGCGAAACCCAAACTCAAGATCATGGGTATTGAAACTACTCGATCATCAACTCCGATGGTCGTGCGAACGAAGTTGAAAGAGGCGATTTCTCTTGTGCTATCTTCCGACGAAGAGACGATTCAGAAGTTCATCGCCGACTTCAAACAAGAGTTCAAAAGTCTACCTCCCGAAGATGTTGCCTTTCCTCGCGGATGTAATGGCATGGTGAAGTATCGAGACACAAGTTCGATCTATCGCAAGGGCACACCCATCGCCGTGAAAGGTGCTTTGCTTTACAATTTCCATCTCAAGGACAAGGGACTCGACCGAAAGTATGAGGTGATCAAGGACGGAGAGAAAGTCAAGTTCTTGTATCTCAAGGTTCCAAATACAATCAATGACACTGTTGTTTCATTTACATCAAGACTGCCTGTTGAGTTGGATCTACATGAGTACGTTGACTACAACAAACAGTTTGAGGTTTCATTCCTCGAACCACTCAAAACTATTTTGGTATCCCGTGAGTGGTCTGCTGAAAAGACTGCCACGCTAGAAGGTTTATTTGGATGAAGTTGGATAAAACTGACTTGATGAAACTAAAAATGTTGTTAGAATACAACGAACAGTTTCTCAGGAAAAGAATTAGAGAAGAACAGTCTCATGATGAATCACCGATTGCGGTAATCGATGCTTTACATGAGTTGCTTGACATAGTGATGGATTTGCAGAGGAGAATAAACGATGAGTGATCTACTAAACATGATGATGGATGCGACGAAGAATGAAGATGCTCGTCGTGTGGGTGATGGTGTGATTGGTGATGTGAATGGTTTTGTTGATACGGGATCATATACATTCAATGCACTTCTCTCGGGCTCCGTTCATGGTGGATTCCCCGACAACAAGATTCTTGCCATCGCTGGCGAAAGTGCCACTGGTAAGACTTACTTTACACTTGGGATGGTTCAAAGATTCCTACAAGACCGTCCCGAAGGCATCGTGGTTTACTTTGACTCCGAGCAGGCGGTGACTTCGAGTATGTTTACTGAACGAGGTATTGATCCATCAAGAGTCGCCGTGATTCCCATTGATACTGTCGAGAAGTTCCGACACCAAGCGATTTCAATGGTTGACAACTACCGTGAGTTGCCCAAGAAGGATCGTAAGCCAATGATGATCGTTCTCGATTCGCTTGGTATGCTTTCGACTGAGAAAGAAATGGCAGACACCGCAGACGGCAAGACCACGCGAGACATGACGCGGGCACAGATTGTGAAGTCAACTTTCCGAACACTCACGATCAAGTTGGGTGCTGCTGGTATTCCGATGATTATGACGAACCATACCTACGCTGTTGTCGGTTCGATGTTCCCCACCAAAGAAATGGGTGGTGGTTCGGGTCTCAAGTATGCCGCTTCTACAATCGTGTATCTCACGAAGAAGAAGGTCAAGGAAGGAACCGATGTAATCGGCAACATCATTCACTGCAAACTCCACAAGTCTCGTATGACCAAGGAGAACTCGATGGTTGATGTAATGCTTGACTACGAGAAAGGACTCAACCCATACTACGGTTTGGTTGACATTGCTCTCGATCACGGCATCTTTGATAAATTGGGAACACGAATTCAAGTTGCTGATGGGTCGAAGGTCTATGAAAAGGCGATCTACAAGGATCCAGAAAAGTACTTCACCAGTGAGGTGATGAAGAAGATTGATGAAGCAGTAGCGAAAGAGTTTCGCTATGGAAGTTCGAATGTGACGGTGGAAGAAGAAATGGAGAATGATAATGATTGAAACAATGATTGCTAGTGCGATGCTTGCGGGTGTTGATTTTCCTGTAACACAGGAGATCGGCGGAAACTGGAACAACTTGTTTTGGGAGGGGTCTTTCACAGTTGACTACACGGAGACTGAGATCGGATCTCGATTCGATTACAAGTTTTACCTTGCAGATGGGAACATCGGTGTCACTGATTTTGAAATGACTTTTGATGAGTATGACTTTTCATACGGTTTCAACCTTGACGCACCGGGAGAGTTTGCAGTTTGGTCAATTGAAGTTCCGTACACTGGATACCGACTTACCCCTGCGACAATTTACAACGATGAAATCTTTGGTTCTGCCACTGTTTTCAATACGTTTGCACCAGTTCCAACACCCGGCACGTTCGCACTTCTTGGTCTTGCCGGTTTTTCTGCCCGGAGACGAAGACGGTGAAATTTCAGTTCGTGGCGAATCGTGAACAGGATGAGGCGATTCGAATTGTTGAAGATGGCCCATACAAGGATTTGGTTCTAAAGTATGGGCCTGTAAAGTTCGAACCCGTTCCAAATTCAGATGAGTGTGGTTTGAAATTTGAGTATATTCTTATTGACAACCCTAATGATGTCGAGGATAATACTCCAGAACTGGTTGAGTTTCTAGGTGATGTTCTTGTTGAACTCATCGACCATTCGATTGAAACTGACAACCTGATCTTTGATAATGACCGGCTTGCTAGTCGAGAGGATGATGATGGAGACACAAGAGAAAGTAATTCTACGGAATCTGATTCGGAATGAGGACTATGCAAGGAAGGTTGTGCCTTTCCTGCGTGACTCCTACTTTCAAGAGAATGTAGATAAGGTGATCTTTCGTGCCACCAGAGATCACATCACCGAGTACAATACATGCCCTCCCATCGATGCCCTAAGAATCATCGTAGAGGACGCCTCACTTTCCGAGAGTGAGTTCAAGTCTGCCAACGAAAAGATTGATGAAATCGAGTCTGGTGATATTGACCCAGACAAGAACACATGGTTGGTAGATCATACAGAGAAGTTCTGCAAAGACAAGGCGATCTACAATGCGATCCTAGAGTCGATTGAGATCATCGATGGTAAGAGTAAGGACAAAACGGCGAACGCTCTACCATCGATCTTGTCTGATGCACTGTCAGTCTCTTTCGATACGAACATTGGTCACGATTACTTGTACGATGCAGAGTCTCGATTCGAGTCGTATCACAAGGTTGAGGATCGACTGCCGTTTGATCTAGAAGGATTCAACAAGGTCACGAATGGTGGTATTCCACGGAAGACCCTGAACGTGATTATGGCAGGCACCAATGTTGGTAAATCCCTGTTCATGTGTCACCACGCTGCACACTGCTACTCGCAAGGCAAGAATGTCCTGTACATCACTTGTGAAATGGCAGAAGAGCGAATCGCAGAACGCATCGATGCGAACCTGATGGACATCACCCTCGATGATCTCAAGATCCTCACCAAGAAGGTCTATGAGAAGAAACTGATGCGAGTCACAGAGAACATCAAGTCTCGACTCATCGTCAAGGAGTATCCTACTGCAACTGCAAATGCACAGCACTTCAGGAACCTCCTCGATGAACTTCGACTCAAGAAGAAGTTCACGCCTGACATCATCTTCATCGACTACATCAACATCTGTGCCTCAAGCAGATTCAAGGCAGGCTCCAACTTCAACTCATACACGATCATCAAGGCAATCGCAGAGGAACTTCGTGGACTCGCGATTGAGTATGATGTTCCGATCTTTACTGCGACACAAACCAACCGTACAGGTTTCTCAAGCAATGATGTTGGTCTCGAAGATACCAGTGAATCATTCGGTTTGCCTCAGACTGCTGACTTCATGTTTGCCATGATGACATCTGAGGAACTGGAGGAACAGGGACAGGTTCTTGTGAAGCAGTTGAAGAATAGATATAACGATGTAACTACAAATAAGAGATTTGTAACCGGAATCAACAGAGCAAAAATGAAACTATATGATGTAGACGATTCCGATGTAACCCTTCACGATAACTCTCACGACACAAGTCAAAATGGAGATTTCGATTATGACAGCAAATTCAAGAAAGCACAATTCACAGAATTCCAAATCGACTAATGAAGCAAAGATCGATCAAGAGGAACTCAATGAGTGGAGAGAATGGGCTGAGAAATGGATTACAGAGCAAACCGAAAACGATGAAAAGGGACTGATTGACTAACAATGAACTTCGTTATGAACTCGTATGTGGATAAAAAGTACATCAACCTTGTCTCTCCTACACTTGATCGATTCAAGTGGAAGAAAGACAATCTAGCAAACTGCCGATGCCCACTTTGTGGTGATTCTCAAAAGAACCAAAACAAGTGTAGAGGTTTCTTTTACGAAGTCAAAGGCAAGTACAACTACAAGTGTCACAACTGTGGTGCGAGTGTTTCTCTGTCTCGTTTTTTAGAGATGCACTCTCCAACCTTGCACTCACAGTATCGACTCGAACGCTATCGTTCTGCGCCACAAGAATCAAGTTCAATTACGACGGGGGTCAATGATATGTTTTTCAAGCAGAAGGAAAACACACCTAGAGACAACTTCAAGCATATGGTGTGTGTTGCCGATTTAGATTCGGATCATGTTGCCAGAGTTTTCTGTGAGCATCGTAAGATTCCACGAAAAATGTACAAGCATCTTTACTATGCCAAGGAGTGGTCTAAGGTCGCTAAGTCAATTGACCCAGAGATACGTTCACTTGATTTTGATCAAAGGTTGGTCATCCCCTTCTTCGATAAGAAGGGTAATGTAGTTGCAGCACAGGGTAGGACTCTTGAGTTGAGGTCAATGACCGGCTCTGCTGACCGAGAGGGTTTCACAAAGGGTGGTTGTCGCTACCTTACTGTGAAGTCCAACAAAGATCCTGAGAGACTTTGGTATGGTCAGTGGCGGGCAAATCCATCCAAGAGAGTTTATGTGGTTGAAGGCCCTATCGACAGTCTTTTTCTCGATAATGCAGTGGCGATGGTCGGTGCGGGTGGTGTGGGTAGTATTCCCGATCACTTGAAAAACTCGGATCTAGTATTTGTTCTTGATAACGAACCACGGAATAGACAGATCGCAAACTTGATGGAGAGGCTTCTTGAGATCGGACACAAAGTTTGCATCTGGCCAAGAAGCAATGAATTCAAGGATGTAAATGACATGATTCTCGGTGGAATGTCCAAACGAGAAATTGAAAAGCAAATTGATGCTAACACACACATGAGACTGAGTGGGACGCTTGCTCTCGGTAGATGGAGAGTAGGTGAGTAATGAATATTTTTGGTGGGGATAATTTAGGTGAGCCTAAAGTGCCTGAGTTTGAAGGCAATCCTGTCCTGAAAACAAATCGTTTTATGAAAGAGTGGTTTGCTCAAGACAAGCAATTCACTCTTTTTGATGTTGGCTGTTATGATGGACATGATAGTGCGGACTATATTCATGGTCTTGGTCTTGACAGATCTCGCGTATTTTCATTCGAGGCAGATCCTAGAATCGCAGAATATTATCGAGAAGGTCATGCTAAACTTATCGAACAAGGCAAAATGAACTTGGTTGAGGCTGCCATATCAAATGTAGATGGTGAACTCACATGGTACGCAAGTGATGTAATCGAGGGCACTGATTCGTGGGGTAATCGTGCTGCCCCATCCGGTACACACAAATATCCCCGTGGTCACATGGAACACCATAAGCATATTGCATTTACTGAAAGAAAAGTGCAGTCCATGAAACTTGACACATGGTTTAGTCAACAAGATTTTGATCTGGTTGATTTCATGCACGTTGATGTCAATGGAGGCGAACAAGAATTCATTGAAGGAGCATGTGACACTCTAAACAATCACACCAAGTTCCTGTGGATGGAATTTATGACAAAGACTGGTCACTGGGATAAAGCAGAGCCAGGCGTGGAAATGTTGACTAACTTCGATCACTACGATAGCGTAGGATTCAACCAACTATGGATAAACAGAACACTATGAACGTACTTGATAATGGTAAGGTAGATCTCGTCGATTGTATGGGATCAGACTTGACTGTGTGTAACGCCGCTCGGGTATCTTTTGCGAAGGAGACCGACTGGGGTATTGATGAAAGTGCAAAGAAAAGGCTAGAAAAAACTCAGTCTCACTTTGCCCAAGAAGACATCCAACAACTCCAAGAGAGAGATCAAAAACTTATTCGCTATCTTGCGAAGCACAATCACTGGACTCCTTTCGCACACCCACAGATCATGCTTCGAATCAAAGCACCCATTTCGATTCGGACACAGTTTTTCAAGCATAAGCAAGGATTCGTGGAGAACGAGATTAGTCGTAGATACGTTTCGTTTGAACCGGACTTTTACTCCCCCACATGGAGAGGAAAGCCAACCGATGGTGCAAAGCAAGGGAGTGAGGACTTCATTACAGAGGAAACCCGAACAAATTTGTATGACGCTATTTACAGAGAGTCATGTGAAACGGCTCTTCACGTTTACAACACGTTGATTGAAAAAGGTATTGCACCTGAGCAAGCACGATTTGTTCTCCCACAGGGAATGTATACCGAGTGGTATTGGACGGGATCCCTTGCCGCTTACGCTCGATTCTACAAGCAACGCAAGGACGATCACGCCCAGTGGGAGATCCGTGAGTATGCGGATGCCATTGGTGAAATCATCAGACCACTATTTCCCTTCTCTTGGGATTGCCTTGTTTCCTAAATAGAGTAGCGAGCGAACCGAGAATGGAGAGGATATGTCTCGAAGAGGTAACAACCCAGCCAACATAAACCTGCATGTGATCAAAGGTAATGCGGTCGCTTATCAATTTGATTGGTATCCGGGTGGAGAGACTGGAGTTGACCTAAGCAACTACAGCGGCAGACTAGATGTCAAAAGATCTCCATATAACGATGAAAGAATTCTAGAGGTTTCTGGAACCACCATTCAATCTGATGGATCAATCGGTAGTGCCTTTGCCGCTTATGTAACGGGGGGTCAAGGGTTTACTCAACGATCCGAAGCAATAACTTCCGCAACTGCTGGTTTCCTAGCATTGAACTTTGGATTTTCAGGCTCTGGATATACATCAAGTGGCTCAGATGGATCCATTGTTTTTCAGATCGACTCTGAGATTGCAAATGCACTTCCAGAGGGTAATCACCACTATGAAATGGAAGTTAGAGGATCAGATATAAATTCTGCCACTAAACTCACAAGGGGTATGTTCATAGTCGCCCCGGCCGGAGAGATCAATTCATTTGGTCAGACTCTAGTAAATTTGACTTGACCACCTAAGTAAATCACATATAATCATCAGACTAAATACGATGCACCCAGAAAGGAACGCTGTCACATGAAGAACCTACCGTCTCTATATCAAGATTTCATCCACCTGAGCAGATACTCACGTTGGTTGCCCGAGGAGGGTCGCCGTGAAACTTGGGATGAAACAGTGAAGCGGTACTTTGACTTCTTCGAAAACCACCTACAAGAAAAGTGTGACTACAAGGTTTCGAAGAAAGAACGACAGGAACTTGAAGACGCGGTGTTGAATCTTGAGATCATGCCTTCTATGCGTGCATTGATGACCGCAGGTGAGGCACTAACAAGAGATCACGTTGCTGGTTACAACTGCTCGTACGTTGCGGTAAATCGTATGCGTGCCTTTGATGAGATTCTTTATGTTCTGATGTGTGGCACTGGTGTTGGTTTTTCTGTTGAAAGAGCCGAGGTGGATCAACTTCCTGTTTTGGCCGAGGACTTCCACGATAGTGATACCACTATTGTTGTTGCAGACTCTAAGATCGGATGGTCAAAGGCATACAAGGAACTTATCGCGTTGCTCATGAATGGTCAGGTTCCAAACTGGGATGTGAGTAAGGTTCGTGCAGCAGGTGAAAGACTCAAGACTTTTGGTGGTCGTGCTTCGGGCCCTGAGCCGCTTGTAGACCTATTTGACTTTACGGTAAATACCTTCAAGAAGGCCGCTGGTCGTAGACTCACTACCATTGAGTGTCATGATATTGTCTGTAAGATCGCTGAGATCGTTGTAGTCGGTGGTGTTCGCCGTTCTGCTCTTATCTCATTGTCCTCGCTCATGGATGACCGTATGCGTGATGCAAAGTCTGGTCAGTGGTGGGTAAGCGACAGTCAACGGGCATTGGCAAATAACTCTGCGGTCTACAACGGCGGCCCAACTGAGATCGGTACGTTCATGCGTGAGTGGATGGCACTTTACGAGTCCAAGAGCGGTGAGCGTGGTATCTTCAATCGAACCGCAAGTAAGGATCAATGTAAGAGACTTGCCGAGATTCGAGGAGAGGGCCATGTCCACCGTGAACCAGATCACCGCTTCGGAACTAACCCATGTTCCGAGATCATTCTTCGTGACTGTGAGTTCTGTAACCTCACCGAGATCGTTTGTCGTGATGGTGATAGAGTAGAGGATCTAAAGCGAAAGGTTCGCCTTGCTTCTATTCTAGGCACATGGCAGTCAACGCTAACAGACTTCCGGTATCTGTCCTCATCATGGAAGAAGAACTGCGAAGAGGAAAGACTGCTTGGTGTTTCCCTCACAGGGATCATGGACTGTGAGGTAACTCGTCTTGCGAATGCCGAGCATCTCCAAGATCTTCGTGATGTCTGTATCAATACGAATAAAGAGTTTGCCGACAAGATTGGCATTCCTCAGTCTGCTGCTACCACCTGTGTAAAACCATCGGGAACAGTGTCTCAGTTGGTTGATGCTGCGTCAGGTATTCACGCCCGGCATAACGACTTCTACATTCGAACCGTTCGTGCAGATAACAAAGATCCGTTGTGTCAATTCATGAAAGACAAGGGATTCCCGTATGAAGCATGTGCAATGAAACCAGATCACGTTACCGTGTTCTCGTTCCCTGTTGCATCTCCAAAGGGTTGTGTGACAAGAACCGATATGACTGCAATTGAGCAGTTGGAAATGTGGTTGCAGTATCAACGTCACTGGTGTGAACATAAACCATCTGTCACTATCACTGTCAAGGAACATGAGTGGATGGAAGTTGGTGCGTGGGTGTGGGCACATCTCGGTGAATGTTCTGGTATCTCTTTCCTGCCGTTCTCAGATCACTCCTACAAGCAGGCACCGTATCAGGACTGCGGAGAGTCGGACTACATCGAACTTCGTGGACAGATGCCACAGGACATTGACTGGACGGAACTCAAGTCCTATGAGGAACAAGACAACACTTCCGGTACGCAGACATATGCTTGCTCCGGCGACTCATGTGAAGTCGTTGACCTGACCTCCTAAATAAAGAGGGTACACATGAACGAAAAGAGTTTTAGAAAGACACTACGTCACATCGGACTCGGAGATACGCTTGCAAGTATCATTCATCGTGTTACCTTCGGGAAGGTGCATCCATGTTCCTCTTGTCAAAAAAGGCGAGAGTTGCTAAATGACCTTTTCCCCTACAAGGAGAAGAAGGATGAACATGATGGAGCAAGTGGTGATAGCGGGAGTGGACTACAGTCTTAGAGGCCCTGCTATTTGCATATGGACGGGCGATGAGGTAAGAGACTTTACCTACAAGGACTGTCAGTTTTACTTCCTAACTGATGTCAAGTCTAAAGCAAAGGTATACGAGACACGAATCTTTGGTGAGTTCTTTATGGAGTACTCATGTGATGAGTCTCGTTATGATAGCATCTCAGACTGGGCGATGGACAAACTAACTGGCTGTCGAGAGGTCGCAATCGAGGGTTATGCCTATGGTGCGACTGGTCGTGTTTTCAATATTGCAGAGAACACAGGTATTCTGAAATACAAACTCTATAATGCAACCATACCAATTGAAATCATCCCACCACAGGCGGTCAAGAAAGTAGCAACAGGTAAAGGTAACGCTAGAAAAGACGCGATGCACGCCGCTTGGTTTGAGGAAACGGGAATCAATCTACAAGGTGCTATCTCTCCGAAGAAGAGTGTAGTTGATTCGCCTGTATCTGATGTTGTTGATGCGTACTATATTTGCAAGTGTCTCTGGAGAAACATGCAGAAGAGAACTTGGGGGCCTTAGAGATTGCCGTTGTCAGACCAATGCTTTTGTGTAATCCGATCAACTTGCTCTTCTAGTTTATGAATGTCTTCACGCTGACGATCTACGTCTTTGCGTAGGTCATCAATCTTCGTTGATAGTTGTGTTACCTTGTGAGAAATATTCCACACAAAACCAACTAGTGCGAACAGTAGTGCGGTAATGATCGCCTCAGGATCGATCAGATTTTCTAGTGCTTCCACGGAACTCTCTCCAAGTCAACCAACAAACTGCAATGAGAAGAACAAGGTACGCACCCATTGGCAACCACCCACTTCCATCCTCAACGATTGATACGCCTGCCTCTTGTGTAAGATCGTTACCAAACGGAGATTGCGTAGGAACTGACTTCGTGATCTTGAAGCCACTTTGACAACCAAAAACAATCAAACAACACATCATACTAATCATAACTCTCATCATCTCGATTTTCCTACGGCAGCACCAAAGTAGAAACCAACAATCGTCACAAGAATCTGCCTGTTCTCTTGTGTGAATAGATATCCTCTGATCACTTCAAACGATACCGTTTCCGTCGTTCCAAAAAGACCAAAGAAATCAAGTGGTGCGTATTTCTTCTCTGTCAATTCCACCACAACTGGAATACCAAAAAAGGGAAGAAGGAATGGGGCAAGGATTGTCCCGAACAGGATTGCGAGTACGATAGTTCTTCGCACCCATTTACCTGCCTCCACACCCACTCGCTCGACAGCGGCGTTAGCGTTTTCGTTTCTCTTGGTTGACGCCTCGATCATACGATTGAAGCGTTCTTGCTCGTTCTGCCTTTTCTCGGCCATTGCCTTGAAAATGAATCCAGTGACGCTCCCGCCAAGCAGAGATAGAAACTCTGTTGTTAGTAGTCCTTCAAGCATAAATTACCTTACTTGGGATTGACCGCCGAGTATGCAAACTGAACCAACTTGAGGAAGTTGCCTAGTTTCGCGTTGATCTTCTCGACGAACTTCTTCTTGTTCTTATCGTTGAGTGCATCGTAAACGGTCATGAGTACGTTTGCAGTCATCATGTCAACCTTCTGCTTACCATCAGGGAACTTGACAGTCATCATGCTCTTGTCTGCAACAATCTTCTTGATGTCATCGAATGGTGCTTCTTTGATCACCCAACGGTCACGAACAACCGGAGTCATATTTGCTGCGAGAGTCTCGACTTGGGATGTGGGGAACTCACTTTCGAACGACTCGTTGATCGTAGAGCCATCTTCCAGTTCGTAACTGTCCTTCATGGCCATCTTGGTAGCAGTCGCGTACATCACATCGTCTGCTTGGTCACCGTATCGTGCCTTGAAGTCATCCTTCTTCTTCTTCATGGACTTGACGATCTTCTCTCGCTTATCCATCTCAGCATCGGTCATCTTGTCTTCGAGAGTCTTGACAACCTTATCCATTGACTTGTTGGGGTCGAGTTTGACCTTCATCTTCTTACCCTCTTGCACATCTTCCTTGACCGGAATCCTTTTCTTTGCCAAGTAGTCATCGCCCTCCATGTAGTCGATCATCATTTGATGTGCAACTTTTCTTACATTGTCTTTGAATTTAGTGAGATATTTGCCAATTTGTTTGATGTCACTATCTTTGTAAAGTTTTCTACCACCATCCTTGTCAAGAAGGTCAAGCACCTCACCGACTTTCGTGCCTCTATGTTTACGCATTACGACTGCAAACTTACGATCAACTTCATCACTTCTCTTCTTTAGTTCAGCCTTACTCATAGTGTAATAAGGGTCGTCACTGATGGACTTTGCAAGGTCGCCGTAATACTCTCCGGGCTGTGGGAATCGGAAGTTAGTCTCATCAAGTTGCACATCTTCTTTTTTCATACTGGGATATGACTTCATGATGAATGCTGCCGCTTTCTTGACATCGCCTTTGAACTTCTTCAGCATGTTGCGAACAAGAGTGTCACCCTGTTCGCCTAGACGATATCCATGCTTGTCGAGAATGTCGAAGACCTTCTCCATATCGCTGCCTTTGTATTTCTTCATCATCGCACGATACTCAGGAGTGCTTTCTTCGAGTTCGGTCTCTTCCTTCTTACCCTTCTTGCCCTTTGCCTTGTAACCGCTGGCGAACGCAGCACGCCGTTGAGCGTCACTTGCGAAACCCTCGTCGGTTGACATCTTGACTTCTCTTGGTGATACGGCCATATCACCTTGGGCCATGCTGATCTTATCATCACGGTTGTACCAGAAGTACTTCACACCGCCCATGTTCTCTACGTCCTTGAAGATGATACGACCGACCTTGGCCTTACCAACTACACGGTGTGGACTTGTTACAACAAGAGTCATAGGCTCCTTACCCTTACGGATGGAGGAGTCGAAGGTAACATCGATCTTGTCGCCCTTCTTCAGTTTCTTGTACATGGTGAGGAGTTGCTTCTGATCAACTGCTTCATCGAGTTGCACATCTTCAACGACTGAATCTAAGTAGTCTGCCATACCGTCAAGTTTATCAACGGCAATCGCTACTTTATCAGTCCACCACGATGGTAGTGAAGCCTCGTTAGGAAGTTTGCTGAGTTCCATTTTCATGCGGATCAGTGCCTTCCCTGCAATATCAACTTTCATCTTCGCAGAGGCAACGTCTGTGTGACCATCCTCGTCAAGTTGCTCTGTGATTTCATCCCCCAAAGCATCGAGGATTTCTTTTGCATACTTCCGACCACCAGCGGGCAACTTCGATGAGTTCTTACGAAGGTAAACCAAAGCACCAACGAAATCACCATCACTGAACTTCTGTAAGTTGTCTGCGGTTGCTAGTGGAGCGTCCATGCCCGGAACGCCGGCCGTTTGTGACATGTTGATTGCAGAAGCGAAAACATCCTTCGCGGCTTTACTCAACCCAAGAATTTTTGCAAACTTGATGGTTTTGATACCAATCCGTTTTCGGCTTTCATCAAGTTCTGGGTCATAAGAGTCCATTACATAAATCTTCTTGAGACCTTTTTCCTTCGCAACCTTTTCTGCTTCTTTCTTTGCGTCCTTGTATTTCATCTCTTTAGGAGACTGATACACAATATCATCGGGATGAGTGCTGAAACCAAAGTACCAACCACCTGTCTCATTTGGATTTGGTTTCTTACCGTGTGATGCCCGATACACTTTATCGGAAACGATGTTTTCATCGAGTTCAACGGTCTCTTCGAAGATCTTTGCTAGTGACGGCCCCTCATCTGTTCTAGTGAGTTTACCACCGTGCTTCTTCATGATCTTTGCCATTTCCTTGTGTGCCATTGTTGGCTCGCCGGTTCGGCCCGAGTTTGTCATAGTGGTCACTTGACCATCACGGGTTCCGGTCGAGTTTCCCAACCTCTTCTGCATGACCTCTCGCATGAACTTCTGTGCAGTTTCTTTGTCTGCAAACTGAAACTCAAACTTTTCTTCAACCTGCTCGACATCTTCCATGATGTCACTTACTTGTAGGTACATGTCAGTGTCGGGATCGTAGTACTTACCAGCCTTCTTGTCGTAGTAAAAGATTTTACGAGTCTTCTTGGTCTGGAAGGGGCCCTCAAGACCTTGTGCCTCTCGGTTGGGGTAACGATCTCTATCGATGGGTGGGGCCTTGAACTTTGCTTGATAGGTCTTGTAGTGTGCCTTCGCAGACATCTCATCAAGTTGCTCTTCTGCAAACTCAACGTGTTCTTGAAAGGAAGCGAACAAGCGTTGACCTTTAGCATCAGGCATACCACGTTCTCGTCGGTCTCTTGCATCAGCACCGCCTTCGAGTTTCTTCATGATGTTGTCTGCTGCCTTCTTGTCAAGTTTGTGGAACATACCGACAGGCCCACTATCAGTCTTTCGAAGAATCGAGAACGTACCGTCCTTACGCTTCTTCATCATGTATTCGGTTTTCTTTGCCTCGTCCATTACTTGCTTCCTTTCTTGAGCATCGTAATTCTTCTCTTGACTGTTGCAGATGCAAGTTGCTTCTCGACATCTTGCAAAGCAGAAACAAAGAGGCGTAAAATACCTCTATCGTTTAGAACCTCAAAGTAGAGTTTATCTGTGTTCCTATCTGTCATCTTCGATAGTTCTTGAAGACGCCCTGAAATCTCTTTACGAAGACGATTTACAGACATGACACCGTACCCGCTAATGATTACATTGGGATTATCAGGGTCACCGATGTCGTCCAACTGTAGATTACCATTATCGTACCGAACCATCTCGTCAAGTGTGACTTGCTTGATCTTACTTTCGAGTGATTGGAATGATTCTTTTGCATAGGGTGGATAGACATCCAACTCGCCCTTGGCAAGTGCCTTCGCTGCGTCGAGGTGTTCACCTTTATCTGCATCGATAACGGGCATACGATTGCGAGGTGGTGCGCCAGCAGGAGGAGTCTTGGACTGAATTGCCATGAGTCGTTCTGCAAGAACCTTTTCACCACCAATGCTTTCCAACCACTCGACCGCCGCATCCTTGTCATAGAACTTGGGATTCATGTACTTGCCGTGGTAGATCGCATCGAGGGCATCCTTCAACTTTGCTTGATAGATGTTGAGATCGCCACCGCCTGGGTTGCCTCGTCTTGCGTTACCATACGCATCACCCATCGCACGAAGGACGGGGATTAGATCTTTGATTGGTAGATCCACTTCAACTCCACCGACTCGGGCCTTTGGATCGTTGAAGGAAGTTGCTGCCCACCTGTGGTGACCATCGAGAATACGATTGTCGTTAGACACGATGGAACCAAGGTTACCACCCTTGACACCACCGATGGCCATACCGAGTGACTTACCGAGGTAGATTGCGTCTTGGGAGGGAAGCAACTTAGCAGCAGGCCATTGTGTCTCGCGTGTACGAATCACATCGTCCTTTGCGTCTCCATCTCGTTTACCTTTACCCTTGAAGATTTGTGCAAGGGCCCGTGGTAGTGGATCGGGGAACTCGTTGGGATCGATTTCCTCTTCCAAGTTGTAGTAGTTATCAGAGACATCATCTTCCATGTCTTTGTACTCATCATCAGGATCGAAGAAGTCATCGGAGTCCCAGAACTCATTGACGAGTTCCTCATCGTCCTCTAGTTCGTATGCTTCTTCGCTCATCGCGTTACGAGTGTAGACAATCCCACGAAGTAGATCGCCCTCGCCTGCACCAGACACCGTACCGTCGTTGTTGAGAGACACACTGTATGTCTTAGCGACCTTTTCAATGATCTTGGTAACCTCGCCTGCATTCAAGTCTGAAACATCAAACTCAAATGCCATGATCCCCGCTTTGTAGTCCTCTTGGGGTCTACCGTTCAAGCGACCTACAATTTTTCGTAGAGTCTTGACGAAAGTAGTCTTGAACTCTACCTCTTCAAACTCCTTTGAGCCGACGAACACGATAAGACTTTGATCATGACTACCAAAGTAGGTTGGATCATAGTACTTCTGTGATCCTTCTGTCATCACACCGAATGCTGCTTCACTGATAGACTGAACCCAGTTTTGAGTCCATGATTCGCCCATGTTTAGTGACTTACGCTTACGAAGCGACTTCTTACGCTTTCGCAGGATCCCTGCCATTCTACCGCGTCTCTTTCTTGCTGCCTTCTTGGCACCCTTAGCACGTTTACGCTTTTCGGATGCGGACATACGAACCTGCTTACCTCCGGCCATACGATAACCAGACTTGGTGGTGACCTTCTTACGGATCTTCTTACCACCACGGACTACGACCTTTCTCTTGATCGCTTCCTCAAAATCACCTTCGTTGATATGTTCTTCTTCGCTCATATTGTCTCCAGAGGCATACTCTTTATGTAGTGGTTTACTTCTTCAGGAACTCAGCCGGGCCCTTACGTTTGGTGTCTGATGGGTCAAACGTGTAGGGACTCTGTGGAAGAGAGGACTTAGGAATCTTGATCGCCCATGTGGTGTCGTACTTTCCACCGCCGTATCCCTTGACACGGAATCGAATCTCTGGTCGAACGTCGAAGTAGGGAAGGGGCAGGCGTGCAGGGTTCTTTGCAAGGTGGAATGCACCTGCACCCTCAACGTGGATGTAGTACACGCCCTTGTCTGCGTAGTAGTTTGCAATGATATCAGGATCGATGTCAGTGAGGTAGAGATCGCCGCCTGATCGTGCGGCCGACACTCGCATATCTGAAGTCACCTGTGCATCGGTCTTCTTACCAAGTGCAACTGGGCCCCACTGGTTCATGAGGTCATCATCGTATGTAAGTGTCTGTAGGTAGTCGGTAATCGCCTTACTGTTCTTTGTGTCTGCGTACCATCTGTCCTTCTTCCAGTGAACCTTGCCCTGTGCGAAGTCTTTACCTGCTGTACCAATCTCTAGGTTGTGTTCTTTGCCCTTGTGGACGAACAGAACGTCCGCACGATTGGATGCACCTGCGGTCTTGTCCGTGTTGGCCAATCCCATCTTGTAGAGTTGCTTCTGAATCATCGCTTCGTAGGCAAACCCACGCTTTGCGAAGACTTCGAATAGGTTATCATACGTTTTCATTACCCACCGCCCTTTGCGATCATGATTGCTGCCATGTAATCGTTAGCATCCTTCTCGTTGTCGTAGACCTTCTTGAGTTCCTTTGCGTGCTTTCCGCCTGGAGTCATCACTCTCTTACCCTTGACGAACTTATCCGCATAGACGCCATACTTTCCATCAGGCATCTTTCGAACGTCTTCTAAAAACTGCTTGAATGACTTCATGCTTACCCCAGAGTGAACTTCTTGTTGACGCTTACGCTATAGTTAGCAGAACTAAGGAATGGCTTACCGATAAGAATCGGATACACATTGAGTTTTCGATCTGCAAGGGCAAAGTAAACATCCGTGTACTCTTTACGACCGAGAGTCATGTTCAGTTGAACCACTGGACGATCCTCGAACTCGCCACCGCCTAGGTGAATACGCTTGGTCTCTTTCACGGGTAGAGTCATTCGCTTCTTACCCAATAGCAAGAACGATACCTCATTGCCCTTCAACTCAATGTCCTCTGCATGAACCGCATTGTAACTACCGTTGCCGGTGTCCAGTTTGGCCTTGACATCGAATCCTTCAATGGATGCCTTCTCGATGTACCCCACGGTTTGTTCGTTGGATCGCCGTGCATCGTTCTGTGTCATGAGTGATACGATGTGTGACATCATCTGGTCGCCGTTGACGTTTCGTTTCTCTCCAAAGTACGCACGATACTTGTCTGCGCCACTGCCTGGTGATCCATTCACCTCAAGGACATAGTGCTTACCACCCACGGTGATATGATCCACACCCACAACACGCCCGCCGGACAACGCTGCAACACGACGAACCAAATCCTTCTCCTCTTCAGACAAGTCATATGGTTCGGTGTCGTTACCGAGTGCCTTGTTGGTACGGAAGTCTTTCTTGCCCTTGATACGCTTCATGCAGGCGATGATCTTGCCATCGGCGACAATGGTACGAACATCGTACTTGATCTTCATGAACTCCTGAAGAATGACTTCAGCATCGTACTTCCAGAGAGACTGAAGAACGGACTTCAGAGATTGCTCAGAGTCCACCACGGCAACGCCGATGCCCTCTGATCCTGTGATGGTCTTCACGACCACGGGAAACTGTCCACCGATCTTCTTCAATGCAATCCCGATGGAATCCTCGTTGGACACGAACGCTGTCTTGGGAGTAGGAATCCCGTGACGATCAAGTGTCAACGCCGACGCCATTTTGTTTTGACATAGTTGCATCGTCTGAATACCATTCACCATCGACGCACCTGCCTGTTCCAACACCTGCATGATTCCAAGTCCTGCATTGTTGAGAATGGCACTACCACGAACAAAGACTACGGTATTGTCTGTCTGTACCGTGATCTTGTTGCCTTCGCCGTCGTAGTTGTGAATGGTGATGCTGTTGTCCGTTGCATCCTCGTCCGCGATGTACGCCTTGTTGACGAGTACGGGAAACGCAGAAAGACCCAAATCCACGGACACCTTGAGAATACGCTCTGCTGTGCCTGTTACCTTGGAGTCCTCTTGTCCAGTCAAGACCAACACGGTAGGTTTGCGTAGTCTTTTCTCAGCCTGTTCCTTGACGGGAACTCGCTTACGATTTGCCTTGTACCATGCAGCGATCAACTCTCGCGTGTTCGCCGCGCCACGCTTCTTCAACTTCAGACTACCATCCTTGATTGCCTGAATCGCTGCTTGAGCAAACTCAAAGGGATCATCATGCTGGCGAATCATCGTCGCAAGACTCTCATCGAGAACATCATCCTCCATGAGTGTACGCATGAAGTCAATCACATCGATGACCTTGAGAATGTTGTCTGCATCTGCCTTTGCAAGAATCCGTGACACGCCGGGAACACGCATCAACTTACCTGCAATCGCCGATGAATCCACATTCACCATACGATTGAGCAACTTTACCACAAGAGGAAGATTCAACAATGCCGTTGCTAGGGTAGCAAGACCAACTGCCTCCTCAATCTTTCGACGAGAGAAAAGCATATCCGATTGTGGTCTCTTCTTCTGAAGGTAAACTTTCTTGCCCATGACGATTATCCTCTAGTGATATTCAGTAGACGTTCGATTGCAAGGTTGCATTGTGAGACACGATCATGCCCTTTCCAGAGAATGTAATCACGCTCAGGATCCTTCTTCAGATTGACTAGAAGAGGAAGAACGATCTTCTCAATGGATTGCATTGCGTCACTATTCGATTGCACAAGAGAGGACTCCTGTGCTACTTCATCGGTATCAGCAAAGGAGAAACCAAAGTCAAAGACATCGCCATCTGAGGCGATCTGTGCTTCGATTTCTGCTTCGATTGCTTCTCGGTCAAAGGACATGGTTGAGTACTCCTGTGGGTCTTATTTGCCTGAAATGTTTTTTGTTAGTCTAATAAAAAGGGCCATCGCGCCTTGTCTCATGTGCAGTACTTCGCTTTGATACGGTCGCCGTCTGGTGTACCCTTGATGCCAGGTCTCTCGGCCATTCTCTCCATGGCGTCTCTGAACCCGCCCATGTTGTGCTTGCTGTCTACCCTGTAGTTGGTGTCGAGCATCTGTGCCGGTGCCCCTAAGTATTCCTTCACGACACACCCAACGAGGCCACACTTGGGACATGGTTCCCCCAATGGTTCATCCCTATTCGCGATGGTCTTCATCTCACTGAACTGATGTTCACACTTCTCACATTTGAAATCGTAAATCGGCATTGTGTATTCTCCTGCCCTATGTAGGTCGTTCCAAATCGACGCTGTAGGACTATACACTTTCAGGCGACCCCCCGTGGGGCCCCTGCCCATTGGACGCCAGGAGGGGCCCCTCATTTCTGGGTCGCCAGGGGGGCCAAAAAAACTTCAAAAAAACCCCCATTTTGCACCCCAACGGGTTGCACCCCCAGCCAGTTATGGTAGGCTGGCCCCTGTGGGATACCCCCACCATGACCCTAACAGACCCCTAACAGGAACCACCATGACCTCAACCCTCCCTGCTAACGGATTCGCGAAACTCCTGGCTACTGAGAACATCTCCGTGATGTACGACAGTAACGCCGTCACGGCTACCTTCGACACCGAGTCCCGTGTCCTGCGTATGCCCCTGTGGAAAGACATGAGTCGCCGACTCAACGATATGCTGATCGGTCACGAAGTTGGCCACGCACTGTTCACCAAGATGTCGGCCGATGAGATCGTCGAGTTCCTTACCAGTGTTGATGCCAACCACACGGATCGCGTGATGCAATACCTCAACGTGGTTGAGGACGCCCGCATCGACCGACTTATTCAACGCAAGTTCCCCGGCCTCCGTAAGGACTACCGGGCTGGTTACCCCGAGATGATGACGCGGGGCTTCTTCGGGCCTATGGATGCTGATCTCGCTGAGTATTCACTGGTTGACCGAATCAACCTCAACTACAAGACTGACCTCAATGTTCCGTTCGATGCTGTCGAGCAGGAATTCATTTCTCGTATCGATGACGTTGAAGATCTCGACGAAGTTCTTGAGATCGTTCGCGATGTCTACGAGTACGCCCAAGTTCATGACTCCGAGACCGTTACTCCCGATATGGATATGGAGAGCGAAGACGGTGCTGACGCTGGCGAAGGCGATGAGAGTGGAAACGAAAACAACGCCGGTTCCGGCGAGGGTTCGGACTCCGATGAGTCTGAGGGTCAAGAAGAGGGTGGTTCCTCTTCTTCCAATGCTGGCGACTCAGCGGAAGACGGTGAGTCATCGGAAGCAAAGGGCAACGGTACGATGGAGTCCGCTGCTGATGCTGAGGATGATGGTTCTTCCGCTGAGTCGGAGCAAGTTACCAAAACGATCAGTGGTGGTAACCAGCAAGCCCCTCGCGAATCGCAAACGCAAAAGGCCATGCAGGATGCTCTCGACAAGCAACTCGCTAAGAATACAGACGGATGGATGCGTTCCGTGGTTGGTATGTCTCTTCCTAAGTCGATTGATCTCAAGAACGCTGTTATTCCTTTCAGCGAAGCGAAGAAGTGTTGGGATGGTAT